AAAATTTTCGTGCTCCGTGATCTGGATAACCTCGATGCCGGATGGGTGGCTGGTGTAATGCTTTGGATGATTCACAGGGTCAGGCGGATGCTTCTCTATTGCCGCTTTGAGCTCTTTAAAATGCCTATACCTGATGTCTTCTTCATACCGCTCCCGGTCCGGTTCCACCTGCTGCCCTGCCCAATACTCCCGGCACTCATCACACCGGCATGTATTTGCATGGCCATTGTTTTTGATAAAATAGTCTGTATCACTCATAACCCACCACCTCCTTGAGTATCTTCCGGGCCATCTCCCCCCGGTCCACCTGCCATCCCGGGTAAGCATATTTGTAGCCTCTCAATATCAACTTTCCATCCCGCTTTGTATTCAGCGGCTTATCTCTGATTATCCCGGTTCGGGGTCCGGTGATTTTGTGGAGATACCATTTCGATTTCAGAACTTTCACTCTGCTGCCTCCATTTTCATTTCACATCTTTTGCAGCCATCATTACATTTACTGTACAACGTACAGTTTGTGTACAGATTCAATCTGTACAAACTTCTTTTAATAATATCGGTAGCTTAGGGCTTGTGTACAGATTTTCTTCCATAAGCACCCCCCCACCCACAGAGACTAAAATACTTATTAATAAGAAGATTATTATATAGTATTGTATTACTGTACAATAATAATATATATATATATAATATATTGTTTTTATTATATATTCTTTGTACAGATTTTAGTACAGGTGCAGTACAGCCATTGTACAAACTCATTTCTTTTTCTCCCGTTTCGGTAAAAAATATTGCGTCACACCATCTTTGCCTTCTTTGGTGATAACCTCACCTCGTTTTCTAAGCACATTGATTACGCTTTCGGAATATTTTGGTTGCCAGTTTTTCAATGCGGCTTTCCTGGTGGTCATATAAGCAAATGTCGGCTTTCTACCCATCTTGGTTGCAGCCAGAACCGCCGCCTTGAAGATCTCACAATCCCGATGGAAATCACCGGATACAACCTTTGTGCCCAAAACGTTGACTTTCCAGTTGGACAGCATCTCAGCCACCTGGATTCCCCAGTTGATATCTTCCGCCGTCACCGGTTCATAGATCCGCTTTGTACCCCTCACGGCTGCATGGTGAATAAGCGCATATTTCAAAGACAGATCAAACCGCCTCGATACAAACCCCACCTGTCCGTCAGAATCGGATTTATTGGCCTCTGATACCACATACTCGGAATACTCTTTAATGGCGTTAAAAGCGCCTTTTTCGGCCTCCAAATCCACATTCTCACAGATCAGCGCACCAAGCGTATCACCTCCCGGCGGTTGAACCTCCATTAACGCCTTTAGCTCCTTGATCCATGTTTTGGTTTTTTGCCGGTATTCAGATCCGATGATAAGCGGCTTAGGCTTTATCTCTCCACCATACACCCAAAAATCAAACCGCTGCATCAAGCCTGTTTCAAAATCTCTTAGCTGAATAGCATCAAAGATTGTCGGCGTGGCATTGCCTATGATGGACACACACGGAAAATTCACCTCCACGCTGTTTCTTGCATCCCCGTATCCCTTGGAAAAACACGTACCGGACCGGCTGAACAGGTCACATATGGAGGTACTTTTGCCCTCCGCCACCATGTCCACGCCGCCCTTGGCATTGTGCCGGATAAAAAAACTGCTCACCTCATCGAACAGGCCCATACCCCGTGGATTTTCCGCCACTATCCGCCAGATCCCGGCCCCGCTGGCTACCTCGTTCATGGATACGAATTTGGGGATGTCCAGGCACATGGTAAACTTTTTGTCCACAGCGGTTTTGCCGGTGCTGGTGCCGCCCACTTTTATATTAAATACATTCGGCCAGGTATTGTTAATGCTGATTTTCCCGGCAATGGCTCTGCTGATAACCGTCAGGACCAGGGGTAAGCTGTATTGTAGGATATCACCCTCCAAAGCATCCAGTCCCTGGCCAATCAACCCCGGCAATGCCAAATCAGACGGAATGATCAGAGATTCATCCATTTCATAGCAATCATCCTGGCCTATGCACTCGATGGTGTGCCGGTCATAAATTACCTGCCGCACCGCATCAAGTCCGCACTCAGATGCCATGTCGTTGAAATCGGTCCCTTTAATCCCGGTTGGATAGACAAATCCAAGCCCCAGGCTGTCTTGGATCTTTTTGGCGGCCAGTAATCCGGGATTGAACCCACGGTCCTCCTCTGTGCCATGGTCGTTGTCCGCACAGATCAACACCTCACGCCCGAAAAACCGCTGGCCCGCATACCGTGCAACGGCTTCCATATTTCCGGCATTGAAAGCCACAAGCACCTTGAACCCGGTAGCCTCCCGGATGGTTGCGCCGGTGGCGTACCCTTCGCACACACACACCGTCACCGAATCATCACCCGGAATCGGAAAGCAACCACCGGCAACCACTCCTTGATATAAAAACCGTTTCCGCACACCGGATCTCGGGATGATCTGATAACTGGTAGCCTCACCGGCAATGTTCAACACTGGCAGGATCAGACACCCGTTGCACTCCCGCAGGTCGCCATAAACACCGACACCCTTATTGATCAGATAATCATGTCCGGGATCTGCCGGCTGTGTCCATTTTTCCAGGTAGTTTTTCACCACACGCTTTGCTCTGTCCAGCCGTTCCAGCTCCGCCGCTGCATGTTGCTCTTGTAATATTCTCCATGCTTTTGCAGCGCCGTTATTGTCACCATTCATGGCTTTGGTGGATGCTTTGCGTTTTTCATCCCGGACCCAGCAACCAAACACGGCATAGTGGTGCTCACCATAGGCATGTATCAAGTACCAGCCGCTCTTGTTGCGCTTGTCTTTTGCATTGCTGTGGCACCTGTGGATATTGCCGTCTGCAACCGGACAATCAACCGAAAGGCCGAACTCTGACATTGCGTTAATTATTTGCTGCATATATTTACCGCCTTAGAATGGGATTTCATCGTCTTCAAACTCCGGCAAGGCATATAGAAATTTTGTTTTTGTCACCTCAACCGCTTTCAGTGCCGGGTATTTGCCGTTGATATCAACCTGGACCTTGACCGGGACATAGATTTGCTTTTCCTGAAAATTACCCACACTTCCCGGGAATGGATCGTCTGAAATCTGTTGCCATTTTTTTTGTGACGCCTGGACCGCATACCCGGAATATTGATCCGAGAAACACAGGAACATGGAGACTCGCTCTTTTTTATAATCCGTGGCGTAATAGAAATAGTCGATCCGGCCCAGGGTCTTGCCGTTTTTCTTGCTCTCATGCACCGATATTTCAAAACCATCAACATCATACCATTCAGGCTCTGAAGCGGTTATGATTCCGCCCTGGAACTCAACGCTTTTCATTGTCGGCAATGCAGCGGCAACGACACATTCTCTCTCGGGCCACTCAAACCCGCAGTCTGGACACTCCCGCAAAGCAATGTGGACCTCAATTTCACAGTTGGGGCAGATTTTCCACATGGTCCGCTCTTTGGCTTCCATGGCTTCAACGGCTTTCGGAACCGTCACCTTGATTTTGTCCAGGTCTGTGCCGAACCTGCTTGTATTGTCTGTCAGGTCAACCAGAAACCCATAGTCTTTGCCCGGATGTGTCCGCAGCACCCGGCCCACAGCCTGGAGAAATAAACTGCTGCTCAATGTCGGCCTTGCAAATACCAGACAATCAAGCACCGGCATATCAAACCCTTCTGTCAAGATATTCACAGATGTCATAATCGGCTTTTCTCCACGCTCCCAGGCCATCATGTTTGCCGTGCGCTCAAAAGATGACAATCTGCTATGAACAATCGTTGACCGATCCCCCAATAACTCATGCAGTTTTTCAGCATGGTCTATGGTGCAGCAAAACACACACATCCGCTCATAATCGGTGCAATACTGGTCAATGGCTTCAACCGCTGTGTGCAGATGGATCTCCCGGCTCATGATCTCGCCCAACTGGTCTAAAACATAATCACCGTTGGTTGAAACTCCTGCCAGGTCTGCCCCAAGTGATTCATGGTTTGCCACAACGCCCTTGAGCGGCACCAAAAACCCTGCGTCCCGCAACTCCTGGTATGTTATTTTGTGAGATATTTCGTCAAACAGGTTGATGTTGCCAGGCTTGCACTTTGATCCGTATATATATCCGTGTCCCAACCTGGCAGGCGTGGCAGTGATGCCCAACAACCTGCTGTTTGGACGTTGCAATCTGAGGTAATCGAATACCTGCTTGTATTGTGTGTCGCTGTTGATATCTATCCGGTGGGCCTCGTCCACCACAATCAGCCCGGCCCCGGAGTATTTTTCTTTTACATTTACAAAGGTCTGGATGGTGGCAATGGTAACTCGCCGGTCAAGCACTTTTTCACCCAACCCGGCACAGCATAAACCAATCTTTGTAAATGGAAGCCCGGTAAATTTCTGGAAGGAATCAAAAAACTGCTGGCACAACTCCTGTTTGTGCATAAGCACCAGAAACCGCATATCCGGCACCTCTTTATATAGCCTCTGGATCAGCCGTACAGACATGAAGGTCTTGCCGCATCCCATCATCCCGGACAAAAGAACGTTCTGCTTCACCTGAAGATCAGCATATATCTTGTCCAGCGCCTGCGCCTGGTAATCTCTGGCATCAATCATTATGCCGCCTCAAGGGAAACGTCTTTAATGATCTGTTTTATATCAGACACAGACCTGACAATAAAATAATCACCGCCTGAATATTCTATGTCCTGTTCAGCCTGTTTTTGCGCCTGGGATTGCCGCCCCTTCTCTGTCTTGACCTCGATGCCCAGGAACTTGCCATAGGCACAGCAAACAATATCCGGCACCCCTGGCCGGCCAGTCTTGACATACCGGCCCTGCGCCGTTTGGAATGCCCCGGACCCGGCCCGAAAGTAATAAATCGGTTCCTGTTTGGATATCAGTTCCAGGTAATCAAGGACGGCTCTCTGTATCATGGATTCTGTGTGTTTCATGTTTCATGATATAATCTCTCTCAATTCTTCCATCTCTTCCCTGCTCAACTTTTTAATCTCCCGCCTGATAATGTCCATCGGTGTTGGCTTTTTCCTGAACCCTGCCTCCACCATTGCGCCATGCGCCGACATCTCCCCGGATAAGACTTTCTCGTGAAGGTCCTGCCTATCCTTCCTCAACCGCCTCAACGCTGCCGCCCTGGAAGTTCCGGTTGGAGCTGTTTCTGTTTTGGAACCTTGTATATTATCAAAGGTTCCATACTGATTATTTCCCGATTCATTCCCCGCCCCCCTCTTACAAACCCGGTCCAGCATATCCAGAGCAACCGTATCTGTTTTGCAGATCATTTTGACGGTTTCCATGTCTGTGCCCAATCCTTGCAGTGGCCTGGTAGTCACAAAGTTTTCAAAATCTGATTCCTGGTATTCAACAATATCGCCTGTTTTAATCTGAAATTTACGCCATAGGTTTTCAGACACTACCCGCTTGACCAGTGCAATGGTGTTGCCAATATTCCCGTCGCTATTCTTGATTGAACTGCCCAGCGAATGGACTATTGTAGAGTTTTCTTTCAGGTTGTGATTCTGCGTCTCCATTTTAATAAAAACTCCTCTTTCCTTTTCATCTGATCTATTGTCATTGAGTTTTGTTTTTGATTTGCCGCCGCCGCATATTTATTGGCTTTGGCGTGAATTTTGCTGTAGTCTTCGCCTGTTTTGCTGTATATTATGCCGACATGGGTTTGGATTTTTTCAGACATTTTCTTTCTTTTGGTATCATAACTATCCTCTCTGGTTGGTTTTTTATCATAAAATGGTTCTTCTCTTGACTGTGTATCATTCGGATTGAATGCGTCCTTATTCCCAAATTTTTGCAACATGTTCAATAACACGTCATACCCAATAGCTGCCATCTCCGCCGATTCGGATTTTACTTGCTCAACCAATGATATTTGTTTGGCCGTGTATCTTTTTCCCTCATGGTAACAACTATCAAGGTCGCATTCTGATTTGATAGGCATAAAAACGCTGTGCTCTAAACCATCTATGCAACCTCGTTTCTTGCTGTCTTCTTCTGGGTCTTTGGGCGGATCGCATAAAACATAATGGTCTCTTTCTTCTTTAATACGCTCTACCATTTCAATGATGCGCTTATCGGCAGGGACATAAACCCATGCGAGATCACCACCACGAACAAACCTGCCCACAAACTGACGGAAAAACAACTCCTGGACTATGTTGGATGCGTATATCCCAACTTGAAGCCTTGGGATGTCTATCCCCTCGCTAACCATTCTTACCGAAACAAGCCACATGTCGTTGCTATCTGCGAAGACTTCAATCCTGTTGTGGGGGTCTTCCTCTGCAGATGTTACGACAACTGGTTTGTGGCCTGTGATTTTTTCTATTAAGTTTGCAACGCCTTGTGCGTGGCCATCGAAATGTGAGATTGTCGTAACAAGCCCAGCCGCGCTTGGGTTTCCATTTGCCCTTAACTCGTCAAGCTTTTTTTGGGCATGTCTAATCATATTCACAAGTGTTTCGCCCCTATGGGATAGTGCAGTCCTCAATCTTGCCGACTCGCCTGACTGTGTAAGGTCGTCCTGGAAAGTAGCTTCAAATTCTGTATCGTTTATGGACCATTCAAGCTGTCCGTCATAAGACGGAAAAATGACTGTGCGACAAATGCCTTCTTCGATTGCCTGGTCATAGCCATAGATAAAGTCGGGCACGCTTTTTTCGCCTGCGCCACAGTCAGAATATGTCACAAACGGTATTTTTGCCCCATCTGATCTGAATGGGGTGCCAGACATGAGTAGCCTAAATCTTGCTTCCCCAAAAGCTTTAATCAAAGCCTCTCCCCATACCAAATTTTCCCCAGACCCTGCATGATGGATTTCATCAAATATTACCATGGTCGGTTTTCTGCACCCCACCCTATGCAGTTCAGGCTCTCTGCCTATTTGAGGGTAGGTTATCACCACTCCGTGTGTATCTAGTGGCTCGATTGCTCCGCTTATCTTTAATTTGGAGTTGCTATATTTTGTGGTGAACGCTATTCCGAAAGCTTTTGCTGCATCTGCCCATTGTTTTTTTAATTGTGTAGTGGGAACCACCACCACAACCCTTGAAATTGATCCATTTTCAAGTTTTGTTTTTGCTACTGTTAGCGCTGCCGTTGTTTTTCCGGATCCTGGTGTTGCCACCAATAGAAAATCCTTTTTGTTGCATCCGTCAACTTTGCCTATAAATCTTTTCTGCCACTCCCTTAGATCGTTTGTCATCCTTGCTCCCTTCTTTAAGTTACACCTTGCGCAAAGCGCCTGGCCGTTAAGAACGTCTGTTTTGCCGCCCCTGGAATATGGCTTCACATGATCTGCGTGCCAACCGTATGTTAATGGTTTTCCGCACATTTCACACTTACCGTTGGCGTGTATAAACAGCGCATATTTTTGGTTTGAGTTAAAATGCCTTTTTGCTTTTTTTAACATTAGCCGTTTACCCTCCAACACTCATCATAAAACCCACACCACTTAGCCTCAAACCATGAGGCTGTGGGACATGCCCGCTCCGGCTCATACTCCATACCGATTGCTGCAAATACATCGGCCAGCTTGTCGATGATCCAGTCCCGGCGCAGTGCGATGCGTTCCTGGTAGATTTCAGATGTGTTTTTGTTATAGACCGTAACGAATGCCCGGTTGAGTTTCAGGCCCAGCATGTAGGCATGAACCTGGGCCTCGTATTGTTGATTGTATGCTTCATACCCGGATTTAAGCAGCTTGGCAAAACCCTTATCATTGACTGTTTTCATTTCCCATAAATGAGGTTGTCCTGACTCGATCAGGCCGGTTACAACGCCATCAATACTGCCCCGGAGCGTGATACCGTCCATGGTGAATTTAACCGGATACTGCCGATGGGTTACCGATACGCCGATCCGGGCCAAGTCAAGGGCGATATGTTCCTCCAGGATGTTGCCCAACTCGAACAGCCGCAGGGTCCGGCCCTCAATCGGTGCCTCATCATACCCCCGGTGCTTGTACCACAGATATCGCTTGCACTTGTGGCCCACCTGGGACAAGCCCAACCGCCGCCGCTGCTCCCGCTGTGTCTCATACCACAGATCAAGTGCCTTGACCGTGGATGTTTCGTTGATTATTTCTGCGATGTTTGCCACACCACACCTCCCGCAACACAGGTTTAAAGAAAAGGCCGCCCTGCTCTCCAACAAGGCGGCCTGTCTCAATTACCAGCCGCTTGCCTGTTGTACCGGCTGTGCCGGTGCCTGCTGTGCAGCTGCCTGTGTCTGTGTCGGGGGCGGTCCGTATGACTTGATTTTATTTGATTTCAGCTTTTTGGGATTGCCGTTTTCATCAACCGAGTTGTTGGATGTAAATTCCTCAACCTTCACATCAACACCCAAAGGCTTTCCCATCAGGCCGGCGGTGTCCTGTGGCGGATATGGTACACCGCACAGATTACAGATCCGTTTCAACGTCCCTTGGCCGATAGCCTGGGCCTTTGGGCTTGGGTTTGTAATGTTGATATAATCTGTCAACACCTCACCGGCAAACTGGCCGTCCATGATCTGGATCTTGACCATCAGCACTTTGCCGGTCCCTGCGCTGTTGTCCCTGAGTTCATCGGATACCAGGCAGGCTTTGTATTTGCCTGCCGGGATTACGGTAAAAGCGCCTGTGTTCTCATCCACGTTGGGGTCTAATTGAACGCCTGCTAAACTTGTCATTATGCCACCTTCCTTTCTTCATCTGTGTTTTTGGCAGTGTCGCCCTTGATCGCCTTCATCAGTTCTGTAAAATCTAATGGAATTTCATCTGGAATCGGATATCTTGATTTCGCCCTCCATGCCGGACGGTTGGTAGACAAAAGAACCCTTTCGCCTGACCCGACAGCTTTTGCTTTCTGATTATCCTTGCCCTTTGTGACAACGGTTCTAAAATTGGCAAACAACACAGCATCAGCCCACTCCTCTATAGCGGTTGCTGCGTGTCTGTGCAGTTTAATTTGATATCTGTCATAGGGCTCTGAATCCGGGGGATTGAACGGCTTGATTTCATTATGTGCCAAAAGAACGATGGCTATTCCTTTTTCACGAATTTTGTTCAGACCCTGCAAAAACTTTTCCCAATACTTCATTGCAAACACATAGGCTTTGCCATATCCGATGTCTTCCGGGGTATCCACACCCTTATCCTGGCACACCTTGGCAAAAATCAGCTTTTCCAACCAATCAAGCGTATCAACCACAAATGTTTGGTATCCGTGGTCTTCCTTAATGATCATGCCCATATATTGCCAAACATCATCAAGAGACGCAGCCAGAGGGAAATGGTCAACCTGGATATTGGTAAGCCCATCCTCAGTAATAAGGAATATTGGTTTCGGCGCGTTGCTGGCAAAATAAGACTTGCCCACACCATGGATGGCATGTACAACGATCCGGGGAGGTCTGGATTCTGTTTTTGATTTAATCAGAGATTTCAAATCCATTACGCCACCTCCTGTACCTTCTGTACCTTGATAGACGGCTTGGCCGGCTTAACGGTTACGCACTGTGCCACCAGTGCAGGGTCAAGTCGCTCTATCATCCGCAGGTTTTTCAGATTGATTGTCGGCTTCATATCCACAAACGCTATATTTTCCGGCAGGTCCATAGCCCGGTAAGCGTCATAGTCCAGGGACCGGGACAGCTTCGACGTAACA